ACTTAATAGTATTCCATTTTAAATAAGGAATGTCTTGGTTGGATATTGAAGAAATTGAACGACTCCGTGTAGTGTATAACAAAGAACATCCCAAGGAATCCCCTGTTCCAAAAGGAACTTCTGAAGAAATGTGGACGAATATTCAACATCGTCTTCAAGACCAATGTGCAACAGGATCTGCAGAATGTATCGTCACATCACTGATGAAAAGACCCAAGGCACCAAAAGAATGGTCTGTGAACCGATATGAATGGTTATCCTCAGATGATATTGATCGTGTTGAAAAGAACTTTACAAACTTGTTTCCCAAGTACTTTTTCGTAGGATGTATTCCGATTGACTTTGATTTGAAATCGGAAACCAATCAATGTATTGTAAGTGCATTATGTTCTATGAATCTTGTAGAACTGTCAGAGAAATATGACCAAATTGGTATTGTTTTCAATACGGATCCACACGATGGTCCAGGTGAACACTGGATTGCCCTGTTTTGTGACATTCGTCCGCAATTAGAGTATCCACGCATCACCTATTTTGATTCGTATGCTCACCAACCCGAACCTGAAATCAAAAAGTTAATGAGACGATGGAAGTCTCAATGGGATGCTACAGGCAAATCTAAACCTATGAAGATGACCTTCAATGCCACACGTCATCAATTCAAAGATTCTGAATGTGGAATGTATTGTTTGTATTTCCACCAAGCCTGTTTAATGGAAATTCCTATGAAAGAGCGAATTCCAGATGACGTAATCAATGGATTCCGTGGTCTCTTGTTTAAAATTCCAAAAAACACATCCGAGTAGAAAGATATGGAGACTGTACTTGCCCTTTCTCTTTTTGGACTTCTTGGATATGTAGCGTGGGTTGAAACAACTGACACAGATGAAGAAAAACTGCCTTCAACCCCTAAACGATTATGCGATTACGTCGTACGAGGAGGTATCTACGAAGACGCAGATAGCGTCATTCAATCTGGGCGACGATTATTAGAAGTTCATCTCTATGCAGATGAGAATGGAAACCCAGTTGTGTCTAAGAATCCTCTGAATCAAGGATATGATTATGCGTATGATTACTGGACATTCGATTCAGTCTGTGTCTCTTTGATTCAAGCGTTCCCTAATCGTCTTCCATTTATTCTATCCATTGTTCCTCATACGACCAATTCAGTCACGTTAAACAAGGCAGCAGAGTGTTTGAAGACAACGGTTCATCGTCACTTGGTTCCTCGTGAATACATAGATGTGCAAAGTATGGAATTAGAACTACTTGCGGATAGACTGATCATTGTTTCTGGAGGAATTCAAGGCACTGAATTAGGAGACTTAGTGAATCTATCCTGGACGGATTCAACTTTACGTCGCCTAACATTTGGTCAAGCAGTACATCCACATGACTACTCTGAACTCGTTAAATTTAATCGTAATGCAATTACGTTGGTCACACCCGATCCTGTCTTTGGAAAAGAGGGTATTAATCCTGAAGTAGCAGCAGCGTATGGTTGCCAATGGATTCTGTTTGGAAACACGCCGGGGTTCGTTGAAAAACCGGCGGGACTACAATAACTTCTTCACCTCTTAATAAAATGGCAAATAAGTGGTTGGCACATGTTAAGAAGACAATGAAGTCGCACAAGGGAAAGAAGTTTGGCGACATCCTCAAGATGGCCAAGAAGACCTACAAGGGTGGCGCTGAGGTCACACCTTCCGCTAGTTTGTCCAGCGGTCCACTAAGTCCAGCATCAGTCGGTGGACGCAGAAAGACACGCAGGGGTCGCAAGGGTGGCAACATGTATTAAAACGGATTTCTATACGTCAAAGTAATAGATTCAAATGGACGAACCACCTAAAACACGACAAGAACGCAAAAAAAGACCTCGTGAAAAACGACCCGAAGTGTATTCAGCAAAACATGCCCGTCTTGCAATGCAGTCATTCACGAAACCTAAATCAAAGTAATTTAACATGAGAAACCCTAAACGTCTTAGCATGATCTCTTGATTTGGTTCTTCCACCTCCAGCGAGTTTGCGACACGTTTTTCCATGATACGTCTTTTTGGAACAACCGCTCCTGTAATACGCAAGATGGTGAGCAAACCCTTTGAAACTTGGCATGGATGTTCCAGTTTCACGTGACAATATCGTAAGTAATCCATGCATCCACTTCATATAGGACTTTCGTGAATCCAATGTAGGTTCATGGTCTTTCAGATATGTTTCAAATACTTTTTGTAACTTAGGAAATGGGTAGACTTTACTCAAAGAATGTAAAAAGGTACGTTGTGTTGCCATCTGTTCGGATTCGGGTTCTTCAGGATAATTGGCAGAAATCGATCCTAGAAAGTCACCACCTGGAACGGCAGTGGGTTTCAATGCAAGATAGTGTTCTTTAACTTTTTCAAACTCTGGATCAGGACCTGGATCCAAGACTGCTGGATCGTTTTTACATTGAGTTCTCAGTTTATGATTCACTTGGTTGTGAAGATCGTATAACCACTTGCCAGGATTGCCACGAAGAGGGTGTTTATGTACAAATTCCGTAGTAGACTCCCTGCAAAACTTACAGGGAAGTACATCTTTCATCTGATTCAAGACATCATCGGGATGTTTTGAGGTAAACGCAATTAAGTGAAACAATTGCCATGCACTCGGCCCCCAGAACCTAGTGTCCATTGTCTTTACGAAATAAAGTATGTGGTTCTTAATAAAAATGCTGGATACTCGTGATATTATCATTCTCACTGCGTCGTTCTACCTCGGAGGTGTTGTTGGAGAGTTCTTCAAGTCTCTCTCTGAGGACATTCTCACCCCCATGCTCGCCCCTGCTGCCTCTGCAGGCAAGGGTGTTGGTTCCTTCACTGTCACAATCGGTGGAATCACCCTCAAGGTCGGTGAGGTCTTGGTTGCATTCGTTAACCTCGTTGTCTCCTTCGTCTTAGTCATCTTCACAATCGGACTTCTCCGAACTTACGTTTTGTCCCGTATTGGTGCAAAGCGAACTGAATAGATAAAAAACTAATAGTATAACAAATGGTTTGGTATAACCCCTGGTCTTGGAGCTCTGCGTCAACAACTGAACCCGAAGCTGTAAGTACTCTTCCTGCCCCTACTACGACTCCACAACCGATCGGAGCGCGTCGCAGAACCCGTCATGGTCGCAAAGGTTCTAAGCGCTACCATTCTAGGCGACATCGAACCGGAAAGAAGTCCAACCGTTCCTAGGTTGAGGTCCATACGTAGTTTCTAATCTCTTCTTAAGTTCTGCAGTGGAACCCTTAGTGATTTCATTGGTTCTCTTCCACTGCTGAAACACTCCATTAATCATTGAAGTCGACACACTCTCTCCTACCTCACCCTCTGGAATTGGGGTAACATACTCACGGATGAAACGGGCGATCGCGTCCGAGTCCTCCTGATACTCATTGGTGTACACCAGAACCTTCTCTGGAGCAGGCAGTTTTCTCCATCCATTGCCTTCACGGTAGAGAGCAACCAGATAGGATAGGAAGCAGGTTGCCCATTCTTCGCTCAAAACCTTTTGCTGAATGGTTTCATCTAGAGGTTTGTGATGTGGTTCAGTAGGATTTGCCACAAACTTCGAAGGCCAGTGAACAACACACAACCTACGCCAAGTACCTCCATCGGTAGCACCGACTTTGGGTTTCTCATTACAACTGAGGAAGATCTGAGCTTGCATTTCAAACTCCGTGATATCCTTGTAGAGACCACGATAGGCCATCTTCTCACAAGAAGCTAATTCCTTCATCAATCCTGTGTTGAGAGGAACTGCTTCATCGGGTTCCTGAGTCGTCACAAATCGACGACCTTTCATGTGAAGAACTTCAGGTGCTGCTGCAGCAGATTTTGCACGTCCCTGAGTGAGAAGTGAAATGGGAACTTTACCTGCATAATCTCCGAACGTAACACTCATCAAGTTTGTCAACATAGATTTGCCATTTGAACCATCACCTGTGAGAATATGGAACTTTTGAGCATCATTTCCACCTCGCAAACAGGTTGCCAATCTACGGACTAGATAGTTACGAACCGTAGGATCCGGTTGAACGTCACGAAGGAACTTGTCAATCTCTGCCCAACATTCATAGGTTGTATGTTCGCGATCTGGATCGTAGTTGATTTTGGTTGAGAAACTGATACAGTCATCCGGTCTTCCTTGACGGAACTCCATCGTAGTTGAATCAAACACTCCATTCGCAAAGGCAATCAAATGTTTGTTCTCATCCAACTTCTTTCCAAACTCTTCATCTAAGAACAACAATCGACTCATCTTCATCACATTCTCTGTGAACTTACAAGTCTTCAACTTCACTTGCATGGAGACGTACTTCATCTTTTCAGAATCATGTTTACAGGGATCACAGTTAGGGTTTACGTTCTTGCCTTCACAAATACACGCACCCGCATTCTCTGCCATTTGAATCATCTGCTTTTCACCTTCTCTGAACTGCTTACGGACATCTTCAGATAACAGTTTTAGAAGCGCTACACCGTGATCTGTCTCACACCATTTGTTTCCATCAAAGCGATACCAAGTGTTATTTCCATACTTAGCACACTTAAAACTGTCTCGAAACATTGCATACACAACTTGAGCAACATCATGTTCAGTTCCTGCGGTTGCTGCTTCCTTGACCAATCGACCAACATTGGTTCGCTCAATTTTTTCATATTCACTAAAGTTGTCCAGTTTGGACCATTTCAGAAGGTTACGCAATTCAAGACGTGCTCCATCCGATCGCCAACTGAATGAGTTCCACTTTGCGGAGATTTCACGGTCATTTGCTCTGGGATCTCGTTTACTGAACTCCAAGAATAAGCTTTCCAATTCAGGGTGAATGTTCTTCAAGCAAATACCAACATCAATCCAGTCCTTGTATTCCTTGTATCTGAACTCTGCAAGGTTGTAGACATGTGCAGTCAAGTAATCTAGAATCTCTGGAGTCAAAGACTGACGATATGCTGTGTTATCAGGTGAAGAACCTCGAGAGTTCACATCTCCACGAACTGCTTGACGTCCGCGTGTAGGTTGAAGTGCATTACCTCCAGAAATCTTCATATCCTCGGCATTTTGCATACGGTTCTTGAGGAAATCTGTTGCAAACTCAGTCATAGGTGTCTCTTCAGAAGGTGCTGATCGAACGGTCATCTTCTTGAGAAGGTCAGGTGTAGTCATCAATGGAACATCATTGTCAATGCTCATTTCACCAGTTTCGGGATCCCAGTCCAAGATATACTTGATCTGATACGGTGTTCCTTCCTTCTTCTTAGATCCGAGCAAGGTCCAGTTGTTTGTGTGAGTCAGTGGAGAAGGATCATAGACTTTTCGCCATTCATCTGCAAGAGGTAGATCTGGAAAGAATTCATTCATTCGATTCACCAAGTTCATTCGGATGGCTTCTTCTACAAAACGATTCGTCTTGATTGCAGGAATGACAAGATGGAGACCTGACTTGGAACGGTTCTTGTCCTTGTAATAGGTAGGTCTGGGTTTCTCGCTCACAAAGATTTCAACTGCCTGTGGAACCTTGATGAACTTCTTTACTTCAGCCATGTAAGCAGTTGTGAATGCCACCACTTGTTCTTGAGTGTGAAGGTGATCATCTTTCTCTCCATCGTAGATAAAGTCCAAGTCAATTCGCATCGCTCCAATTCGTGTACTCTTTTCAGTCATGTGAAGTGGACCATTGTCACGCAAGTATTCGCAATAGAGTTTGTAAAATTCAGGTATGTCTTCGTCTTGAATGCACCAAGCACCCCCTGACATTCCATTATGTGTTGTGTTTTCGCCTTTAGAAACTCGTCCATACCGTTTCTTATCTGGATCGGTCTCCTTTCCAGTCCCGTTGAGAAAATCATTTAACTTCGACTTCAACATCCTGTGATACTAAGGAAAGAGAAGTA